ATCGACCTGCTGTTTTTATTATTCGTGCTAATTGTAAAGGAGCAATAGATCCTTCTGCAAGCATTTGCATTACTCTTTTAATATCGTCAGAATTTAATCTACCTGTTGGTTTCATTGATCTTGCAATTTGCATTGCTAGCCCAGTAGCCATTCCAGATACATTTGCAGCCGTAGCGCCTGCTCCTTCCAACATATCTGTCATTTGTGTTATTCCTTCTCTAGTTAAAAATTCTTGTCTTCCTTCTTCTGTAAGTGGTTCATCAAAACTGTATGTTCTGTTTTCGCCGTCAACATCAAAATCATATTGAAAGCCTTCTCCTAATCCTCCACGCATATTCATTAAACCTTCTAATTGCCCTCCTGTTAAAGGAACCCCAACTCTTTGAAATACATTATCCATGTCAGGAGAATATTGTCCAAATGTTTCTACGGTAGGTAAAGGAATAGCATCTCCTTTAGATTCTACGGTAGGTAAAGGAATAGCATCTCCTTTAGATTCTACGGTAGGTAAAGGAACAGATGTTAGATAACGACCAGGATTTAATAAATATTCTGCTCTTGTTATAGTTACAACTCTATCTGATACTTTATCATAAACTGTTATCATTTCTTTTTGATTCATAGCCATCATAATACCTTCTTCATCAGCCATTCTATTCATAGCCATGTCATCACCCATAAACAAATCAAGATCTTGTATATCTTCTTCTCCAGGTTCATTAATTATTTCACTTGCATCAAAATCAGTATCTCCTTCTGGATAAATTACACCAAATGGTCCTGTTCCTTCTTGGTAGTGTTGAATAATACCACCATTTGCCATGCCCATAGGGTTTCCTAGAGGTTCTCCTGTTACAGGATCAATAGCGATTGTGTCTTTAAATTGTCCGTACCATGGATATTTTCCCATAATCTGTTCCATTGTCATTCCTGTTGGATTATCTTGTTCTGCTTTTAAAGCTTGATAAATAGGTACACCGAAAGATGCTAATGTTGCAACCTGTCCACCACTTAAACTTGTTACAGCTTGACTGGGGTCAGGTAATAATCCTGTTTTTTGTAAATCTTTTAATCTTGTTAATTGATCTGATGTTATATTTTCTAATGTTGTTCCTTCAGGTATAGCTCCTCTTTCGATTGCTGTTGATAATTGTTTATCGCCTCCACTTGCACCAAATCCTAAATTAGAACCTAATTGTTTAAATATGCCTTCATCTGAACCAAATATATATGGATTGTCTGTTCCACCTAATATATCTACTCCAGGTAAACCACCTGCATATTCTGCTGTGCCAAACGCTCTTCCTGCGCCGTAACCACCAATACCGCCCATTAATGCTTCTCCTGCTCCTTGTCCTGCAAGAAGAGGAACACCTGCTCCAATAAGAGCTGCGTACCCAGGTCCGAGACCCGCGGCACCTGCAATCATACCAGCGTACGGTGCAACTTTTTTTAAAGCTTTTTTAGCTTCTTTAAATATTTTCTTTAAAAAAAATTCTGGTTGCCCAGTAATAGGATTAATAGAATTGAATTGATTACCAACAATATAACGTTCAGGCTGAATTCCCATTTCACGCATTTGCGCAAATAACATTTCTTTAAGTCCTGGATTTTCATCAAAGACTTCCATAGGAACAACAGTTTCTCCTTCTGCTGCATGAACAATATATGCATCTTCATAGCGACCTAAGTCGGCTAACTTAGAAACCTCGTTATGAAAGCTGGCTAATCCGCCAGATGGTAATATTTGTTGCATGCTCTCCATGTCCTATTTATCCATTGTCTGCCCCAGTATATCAGGCAATGCTTTAATATTTATACTGACATTACGTTGAATGTCTTCTTGTTTTGTTGAAGTAGCAGGGTTATCGACATCGGACTTTGCTTCATTTTCGTCAGCATAGACCTTTCCTGTTTTGGCGTGTTTTATAGTTGTTGTTGTAGGAACCTCTATAACTGGTAAAGATGCCTTCCCAACTTTCACGGTAATATCGTCATTTATAGTCATTTTTTATCCTCCTCGCAATAATTTTATGAGATTTCTAGTACATTTATTATTATACTCAAGTCATTACCATTTTCGGCTTGAGCTTTAACTATTTCTGATTCCATGGCTACCAAGGGAGCTGGAGCGCTTATTGAACTATCGGCAGTATCTTGTGTCATATTTCCTGTTGCAAGAAGTTCTTGTGACCGTTTTGCTTGCATTTTTCTGTCTATTTCTAAACTATAACTAACACTACTAGTATCAACAAGAAATAAGGATATATTACAATCATTTTCTGTGTCTTCGTTAGACACACGAATAGATTTAATAATGGCTGTTGTTTGTGCTGGAACAGTATAAACAGTTGTTAATTCACTAGTTGATAACTTTGCTTTATAATTTTTATATGTATTAGCCATTTATGATAAAAACCAACTTACTTGTTCATCTTCATTACGTAAAGTTTCTGGTGTATATGTATTATTTAATAAAAAAATCATTTGTTCTAATGATTGCACTAATTGTGCCATTTGTTGTCTATCGTATTGTTCTGGTGCGTCTGGTAAACGTGGTATTGTAATTTGTGCCATTAACTGCCTCTCATTCCATCTGGTTGTATTTCTAATCTAAGTGTTCCGTATCTCCATTTATCATCTACAGCATCACTTGCAACACGAACTGCTATTTGTCTTCCTCGTATTCTTGTATCTTGTTTTGTTGAACTTGTTGCTATAGCAAAAGACCCGTGACTTTTTTGTGTGCCTGAAGGGTATGGACGTGTTTTTAATGTTACATCTACATTTCCTGCTTGATTTTTAAAATCAGGAATAAAACGTGTTTCATGTGCATAAATAAATGTTCGTCCTGCTGTTACACCTTGCACTGTTGTTACAGGTGTTGTTGTATCTGTTGCTTTATATTCTGTAGCGTATGGATTATTGTATACACCTCGATCAACCCAAGCTGTACGAGCTAATGATCCAATATACCATAAATTTTCTGCATAATTAAAAGTAACCTGTCTATCAATTTGTGTTGAATCTGCTGACGCATAGAACCATGTTATTTCATTAAATTCTGTATTAGCAGCAACAAACACATCACGTTGTGCACTTACTTGTATATCAGTAAAAACATAATCTTGCACACTACATGGTATTTTACGAACAGAACCGTCAAATAAAAAGAATGAGTCACTACTCATCCAATATGCAACACCTCCTACATCTATAGCAGCGTGAATACCTACAGCTCCACAGTTAGAACCTATTTGTTTAAATCCAAATGTAAAAGGAGGTCCAATAAATTGCATAGAATATAATGCTGAATCTGTCCATATTAGTACAGCTCCTCTAGATCTAACAGCCGTTTGTATAAAGTTTCCATCAGTCAATCTTGTTGAGCCTGCTGTATTAGTTGCTGTTGGTGTCCATGTATTTTGATCTTCTTGATCTGACCAACGCAAAAACATATTATCTTGTGTTGATGTTGTTCCTATTGTTGTTTCTGTGCCAAGACAAATAACATGTCTGTCTTCACCAGATACTAACATAAATCGTGATTTAGTTGGTGCATTTGATACGCTTGTTGTAGCAGCTATGTTGCTAGATAATCCACTTGAAGTATCCCAATAATATAAAGAACCATTAAATTGTAATGCTAAAGCATCTTCCCCCCATGTATCAAGAGCCCATTTTCCTGAGTCAAGTAACACGCCTTCAGCACCAGTAAGTGATTCACGGCTCGTGTTCCATGTAGAAGCACCCCATGTACTTGCTCCCCATCCATAACCAAAAATAGATGTAGCAGAAGCTGTATTTATTTCATATGTCGCTGTTGCTGTAGCTCCTGTTGCATCCGATGATGCATTTGCAGGTGCTGTAATTGTATATGTATTTGCACTTGGTATTGATAATATTTCAAATTCGTTTTGTAAGTTTGCTTGTGATAATCCACCAATAGCTCCACTAACACTAGATATAGTTACCATATCTCCAATTACAGCACCGTGACTAGCGTCTGTTACTGTAACGGTTGGTGAACCACTAGTTGTTTCAAATTGTGTTATAGATCCTGATTCTCGTGTTGGTGTTATGTCAGCATAACTTTCTTCTGAATAAACATATAATTTTTTATTAGTGCCATACATAGCGTATTTTACGCCGTTAAGATCTGACCATGCAAGAATAGCACGTGTTGCGCCAATTAATGCATCACTTGATACTTTTGCCCAACCACCTATTTTTTCTGGTAAGCCATATCGAAAGCGAACATTATCACAATCTACCCATCGTCCTTCAGCACCGTACTCAGTATTTTGTTTATCTATACCAGGTGCTATTTGCAGTTTTGTTAACGGCATGCATGCTCCTAATTAGTTGCGTAGTAAGGAATCCA